ATACTATACCTGTAACACCAGGTGGAAGTTATACAGTTGTTGTTGGCTACGGCGGCGGCAATGGTCAAAATGGCGGCAACAGCTATTTCCAAAGTACTAATACTGTTTGCGGCTATGGCGGCGGATCTGCACAAGGTCAAACAGGCGGCCCGAGAAATAACGGACGCGGTGGAGGATATAACGGCGACGGCGGCGGCGGAGGCGGCAATTCAACTGATTGGACTGGCGGAGGCGGCGCAGGCGGCTACACAGGACGTGGCGGCAACGTAAATGAATATCCGCACCCATATTCTGGAGGAGCTGCTGGCGGCAGAAATTACTCATCAACATTCGGTACAGGCGCCGGAGGCGGCACTGGTATATACGGACAAGGACCTAACGGTAACGGTCAGTATACTCCATGGTCAACATCAGGTTCGCCACAAGGTGGCGGTGGATTAGGAGGCTCCAGTGGCGAGAGAGGCTACTATGGACAAAATCCATGGAGCGGAACTGGCGAAAGTTCAAATAATATACGAGGTGGTGCGTACGGAGGCGGCGGTGGCGGCCCAGGTACAAGTTGGCCTTCTAGTTCAGGCGACGGTGGTCGAGGCGTAGTAAGAATCATTTGGGGAACTACAATCCCAAGATCATGGCCCGGCACTAACACCAACGATCAATAATAGGAGATAATAATGGAATTATATATTGAAATAGACGAACACGGTAATGCTGTAAATCATCCTATAGAAAAAAGTAACTTAGATGAGGCACCAGATAGCTTTAAAGAAGGTAAAACATTTGTTCCTTTTACTAGAACTGAAAGACCAGTTGAAGGAGTGTATCAAACCAACGATCATGCTTATAGTGTAAGTGCTGATCGTACTAGTGCATCAGATGACTGGGTTCTAAGAGAAATGACAGATGCTGAAGTAGTAGATAAAAAGAATACTTTAAAAGCTAACTGGAGAGCCGATGGCGGGTTTCCTTCGTGGGTGTTTGATGATGCTCTCGGTGTGCATGTTCCTCCTGTAGCATATCCTACAGATGGCAACGATCATTTATGGGACGAAATATCTACTAACTGGGTAAGCCACGATAGTATTATAACTCCGCATGCAGTTCAAACAGATATTACACAACCTGTGCCGGCATCAGCTGAATCAGGAGATGAAAAGTTTGCATGGAATGATAGTACAGGCGAATGGCAAGCATTTACACCTTTAGCTGATCCTGAAGGTCAAGCTGAACTATAAAAATCTAGTCCTCTAAATCCAGTTTAATAATACATGTAAGTATAAAACGATAATTACTACTAGTATTAAAAAAAAGGATTTAGAGGATGTCTGGCAGATTTAAAAGACTAATAAACAACCCCATACAACGATCACAATATTTTTCTCCGTACTGTTATTGGATGGAGTCTTTTTCTAACGAAGAATTAGAAAAAATTCAAGTATTAATGTCATCACAAAAGCTTGAAGATGGAAAAGTTGGAAACAGAGATAATGATCCAGCTAAACAGGACGGAAGAAAATTAGAAGACGTTAGAAGATCTAAACTTGGATGGCAGTTTCCGAACGAAGATAATAATTTTATATTCCAAAGATTAAATAGTATAATCGAAGCTGTAAATGAAGATTTTTATAACTTTGATTTAAATGGATACGAAGCATTTCAATATACAGAATATCATGCTGAAGATAACGGCACATATGACTGGCATATTGATTTAGAAACAGGTCAACAGCAACTAGATCCTCATCAACGTAAATTATCATTAACATTATTATTAAACGAACCCGGTGTCGATTTTGAAGGTGGCGAGTTTATGATGGGAAGAACTTCAGATCCAAAGAATGACATAGTACCTTGTGCAAAAGGACAATGTATCTTATTTCCGTCTTTTGTAATGCATAGAGTTGCACCTGTAACAAAAGGTGTTCGAAAATCAATAGTTATTTGGGTAAGAGGACCTAGATTTGTTTAATTAATTATTCCATTCGAAATAATTTAAATTTAAAACAACTCGAGTGCGCTGATCTGTACACGTACTGCCTGTATGTAATAGATTACTATCAAATATTACTAATCTATTTTCTACAGCCTCGACAGATTGATGGTCTTTAAAATATGTCTTACCATCATTAGTGTTTACATAGTAGATAGCAGTCTTTCCTTTAAAATTTGTAATGTCTTCATGATACTCGTGTATTACATTTTTATCTGCTCTCGGTATAAGATTTGCTTTTACTCTCATAATTGATGCAGGATTAATCTTGAAAAATAAAGGATCGCAAATATCATTGAAATAGTTACTACAAGGGGAATAATCTCGATATAAAGTGTGCGTAAATTGATAATTATAAAAATTAAGAAATTCATCTTTATTTTCAGGACGAACAATATTACTATTACAGAACCACGGAAAGTTTGCCCCTAAACAAATATCTTGTATTTGTTGGAATTCTTTTTTGTCTAAAAAATTATCAATTACATTCATAAAAGTATTTATAATATACATATATAACTAAATAATTTTATGGCAGATACAAACATACATAATTTATTTCCAACACCTGTTTATACAACAGGGTTAGACTACATACCACATCAAGACGAATTTAATTTTATAAAATCTCAAGATTTTCAACAAAATAAGTTTAATCATAGATCAGTAGATTCATACCTTCTAGAAAGAAAAGAACTTTCTACTTTGCGTAATGAAATTGACAAGCATGTTCAGTTTTATTTTAAGGAAGTTTATCAACCTAATAACCAGGTATCTTTACATATAACACAGTCGTGGTGTAATAAAACTTTTCCAGGAGAAATGCATCATAAACATGCTCATACCAACAGTCTCGTAAGTGGAGTATATTATATTAGTGCAAATCCAAATACAGATAGTATATGGTTTGATAAAGGCATTTTTAATCCTCTAGAAATTGAACCTGTTACTTATAATATTCATAATGCTAGCACCTGGTATTATCCTGTAAGCACAGGAATGTTAGTATTATTTCCGAGCAGTCTTTTACATTATGTAGATATTGTGCAAGAAGATCAAGAAAGGGAATCTAGAATGAGTTTATCATTTAATACATTTATAAAAGGTTCAATCGGAAGCGAATTCTTTTTATCGGAGCTAAACGTATGATTAACAATACAATTGACAAATATATAAAAGTTTATGAAAATATTATTGATGAAGATACTTGTAATAATACAGTAAAAAGTTTGAAAAATGATGAGCTATGGGAAGATCATTATTTTAATAATAATACAACACAAGAAAGAGTTACGTTTGTAGATGATTTACAAATGTCTTGGAGTGATATAAAAGAAAAACAAACAATACAAGATAATCTTTACAAAGCCTTAGAAAATTATATTATTAATGATTTAGATCATAAATGGTTTGCAGGGTGGCGTGGATACAGTCCGTTAAGATTTAATCGGTATAGTGAAAAGAAAAAAATGAAGTTACATTGTGATCATATACATGATCTTTTTGGGCCTGGTATAAACGGAATACCAATTTTAAGTATAGTAGGCGGGTTAAATAATGATTACGAAGGTGGCGAGTTTGTTATGTGGGATACGGTAATAGATATTCCTCCAGGCGCCGTTTTAATTTTTCCTAGTAACTTTATGTATCCTCACAAAGTAGAACCAGTAACAAAAGGAACTAGATATAGTTATGTTTCATGGGTATACTAATTTACTTTTTTAACCTTTTATAAAAAAATAATTGTACTAATCTAGAATTTTGTAAATTATTTCCAAAATTAACTCCATGACTATGCCATAAATGGCTATCAAATAATACCAGTCTATTAAATTTGTAAGGTATTCTGCAATATCGTTCCCATTTTGACCTATCAAGACAATCGCCATAAATCATTTCGTTTACAAAATTTTCATAACCTGGAAATCCTAGTTGTTTAACTTCTTCTAAATTTTTTGGACCTTTGTCGATTCCTAATATTTTGTGTGTATAAAAACTAGTACCAGCATCGTTTGTACATTGATTAGGCGGATTTAAAAACAATACACCTCCATAGTCAAAGTCGGGATCTATATGTATATCTTGTGCAGCATCTGCATCTTCGTGAGAAATACGAAAATATCCAGCTTGCATGTCTCTTGGATTTTCTAATTTTGTATTTAAGATGCCTTCAATATTTTTATGCATTTCATCATTGTATAAAAATCCTAAAGAATTTAAACCAGGATATGTAGAACCTTCTAGTTTTTTATATTCTAATTCTAAAGCACGTTGTCTTATTTCCCAGGGATTATCGTAAAAATCGTCAATTATAATATAATTAGTTTTCATAAAGGTTCTCACTATGTATTAAGGTGTTAATTTCGGGTAGATATAAATATTCTATTTTACTATTTCTTATAGATTCTAATGCGTCTTGTACTGTATGCACAATAGGATCGCCTGCTAGATTAAATGATGTATTAAAAAGTAAAGGAATATTTGTAATTTTATAAAACTCGTTAATTAAATTATAATAATTTTTATTTTGTTCTATATTTACAGTTTGTACTCTACAAGTTCCATCAACGTGTATTACACTAGGAATTATTTTTTCTACATCTTTATTGCACTCAAGGGCAAACATCATATAAGGGGAAGAATTTTGACCTTTAAAGTCAAACCAGTTTTTTGCATGTTCTTCAAGTATACTACATGCAAACGGTCTAAAGCTTTCTCTTCCTTTTACTTGATTAACTATATCTTTACCATCTATTATACTAGGATTAAATAATAAACTTCTATTTCCTAATGCTCTAGGACCAGCTTCTCCCTTTCCGTGGAAATACGATACAATTGCGCCTTTGGCAATAAGTTCAGCAATATCTTGATCAGTAACTTTTTTTTCAGATTCAAAATCAAGTAAATTATAATTGTATTCGGGATCTGTCCCACAATTGTAAATACTGAAAGATGTCTTTATGTTGTCTTCTAATAGATACAGATTGCAAATTCCTATACTATTACCTTCATCGCCGCATACAGGTTCAATAAAAATATTAATATCAGAGTCTAATTTAGATAACAGTTTACCATTTCCTACTACATTTAATGCAGTTCCTCCAGACATTACTAAATTCTTTTTTCCTGTTTCCTTTAGATATTTTGATATTAAATTATGTTGTTTCTCTTCAAAAGATTTTTGTACTTTATAGGCAAAGTTTTTCTTCTTTTGTTCTATTGCTAGATATGGATATTTTTTATAGTTAAATTCGTTATTATATATATTAGACTGATCTAGTATAAAACTGTCCATGTTAATTTTATAATCATCAAAGAGTACATCTGGTAATTCGCTGTCGTTAGTTCCGTAACTTTGAAGTCCCATTAATTTGCCGCCATCATCAGTAAATCCGCAACACTGTCCTGTTATAGTATATAATAATCCTAAATCGAAGTGATTAGAAATGTTAAATTTTGTATCTTCATACAGGCGATCTGTTGGAAACGCATAAGCCTTTTCATATTCGTGATCTATAATAGGAAATATATCTGTTCCAACTTCTAAATTTCTTGCTGTATGATAGTGAGAAAACAAATTTTTATAAACACAAGAAAAGCCTTTATCTTTTGAATACTCAAATATACTAGTAGTTTCTATACTTTCATAACCGTTTGATAGCATATACGATGATCCTTTTCCATCTTGTACAAACACAAGAGCATCATCGAATCCGCTATCGTTTACAGCCTTTGCAGCATGAACTAAATGGTGTGATTTATAATAACCGTACCACCCTTCTATATTAAAACCGCTTTTATTAAGAAAGTTTAACAAATAAAAACCATTATTAATATTATAATTATAACCTGTTACAAGTAATAAATCTATTTTTGTTTCTATTTTTTTTATTTCTTCTAGACAAAGATAAGGAATACCGCTATCGTTTTTTAATCTAGATAGTCTTTCTTCTTGATTAAAATATATTAATTCATTATCTACTATTAGACAAGCAGAACAATGTGAATTAAAATTTATTCCTAATATTTTCATATTGTCTTTCTAAAAAATGTCTATGGTCTATCGCAATCATATCATTATGATAATTAATTATATTTTTATATTCTTCTACAGAAGGTTGAATTTTATTATATACTGAATTATCTAGATTGTCAATCATATTAAGCCCGTATCCTACTTGTGTAAAACTTGATACTGCAAATGTTCCTGGAGTTTTGTGATTTAACATATCGAAATATCTAAAGCTTCCATCTTTTAGAGAATTATAAAGATTTTTTAGTTCTTCTGGCATAGGATTTTTTTCTTTAAATTCTTTCCAAAAATCACTATCTGATCTTTTCGTGTAATAATGAAGATATATAAAATAACTTTTATGATCAATACTGTTATTCATCATTTCATTATACAAACTTCTTGAATCATTTTCGTCTTTTGTAAGGACGTTTAAGAAATGTTTTAACGTTTCTAATTGATCAATAGTTTGCCAAATAGAGGTTGATTCTAAAGGTTCTAAAAAACTGCCTGATAATCCAACAGCAATGCAGTTTTTAATCCAAAGATTTTCAAATCTTCCAGGATCAAAATCTATTACTTTTCTTACTTCCAGTTTTTGTTTATAGAATTCTTCTGCTTCATTTAGTGCTTCGTCTACACTTATGTAATCAGAATCAAAAATATAACCACTACCAGTTCTATGAGGCAGCGGTATTTGCCAACTCCATCCATTTTTCAATGCAATACTAGAAGTATATGATGGCAAACTTTCTTTTGATTCTAGCCAAAATGGAATGCCTTTTTTCATAGGCATGTAAGATCTATAACTCTTCCATTTTTCTTTGTAAAACTTTCCTATTATTTCTCTTCTAAATCCAGTACAATCGAATATAAAATCACAGCTTACACTTCTATTATTTTTTAGTATTACTTTTGTAATAAAGTTTTTTTCATCATTTTCAAACCCTACTATTTCATCATCTATTAATTTTATATTTCTATCTATTGCTATTTTTTGCAAATAATTAGCAAACTCTTTTGCATCAAAGTGCAATGCCCAATTTACATTTTCGATATCTACTTTATTTTCATATGCTATTTTTTGTTGATAAAGATATTCTTTCATAGATAATTTTTTTGAAATTATTTCTCTATGATGATAATCAGTACAGTTACGATCAAATATATTAGGAATTTGAAAATCTATAATTTTATCATGAAATGCATGCATATATTTTTTATTATCGCCATTCCAATTCTCAAAACTGATACCATTTTTTATACTGCCTTTAATATGCGGTATTATATCTACAGGATGTATTTTTAAACTATCAAGAAAATTTGGTAGATGAGGAGTAGTTGCTTCACCGACGCCGATAGTTCCTATTTCGCTACTTTGTACTAACGTTACATTATGATCTGGAAAAAGTTGTTTTACAAAAAGTGCTGTTAACCAGCCCGCAGAGCCGCCGCCTGCGATCACTAAATTTTTCATGTGTTATCCTCTAATAATGCTACGTTAAACGCAATAGAAATTCTATCTACATCTGTGTTGTTGGGTTCAACAAAATGCTCTGCCCATGACGGAAATAGTATCATTGTACCCGGGTCTGTGGGAATACTATATACACTTGATGTTGTAGGATTAAATTGGTCTATTAACTCTTTTTCTATATGATATTGTTGCTGTACACAAGGTGTAGTAAATACTATATTTCCATCCTCTGCTGATTTTTTTATATAATACGTTCCAGAAAATATACTACCAGGATGTAAATGTGGACGATTAAAAGATCCGTTAGAATTAATATTGAGCCATATATTGTTTATTTTTGGAATTAAGTGTTTTTTAAATCCTAAGTTATTTTTTAATTCATTACATGCGTCTTCTATTATAGAACATAGCTTTTCAACTTCAGAATTTTGTTCTTCTAAAGTATCGCTTTGCCAGCCCTTCCAATTACTTTTTTCTACACCGTTATCTTTTTCTCTTTGCAAGTATGCATACTCTTCTAAAGAATCATTGTCGATATTAAGATTTTTTAAAGTAGATAGATATGTTGAAAAAAGATATTCAAAATTTAATTCCATATGAACTCCTTGCAGAGTATTTACCATAAATAAAGTACCCAGTTAATTTTTTAGATACATATTTATATAAAGGATAATTTATGGAAATTACAGTAGTCGGCGGTGGAACAGCAGGATGGATATCGGCTTTATTTTTAGCACATAATTCAAATGCAAAAATTAAAATAGTTGCGTCAAGTAAAATCGGAATACTCGGAGCCGGTGAAGGAGTAACTGGAGAACTAATGGATTTTATATTAGGAACTTACGGTGACTTTGGTATTGATCCATTAGATTTTATAAGAAAGACAGCCGCAATGCCTAAGTATGGCATATTGCATAAAGATTGGGTAAAGGATTATAATTACTTTGCGCCGATAGACGGAACTCCAACTGCTTTGAATTTACTTGATAGTGTAACTTCATTCTTAGCAGTAAACGATAAACAAAATTTACATAGAGGTACATATTTTGGGTGTTTGATGGAAGCTAGAACATCACCTATACTTAAAAGAACAGGAACTTACGAAGAACAGACACATGCATGGCATTTTGATGCAAGACTAGTAGCTGATTACTTACAAAAAGTTTGCACACGTTACGAAAATGTTGAATTAATTGATGCAATAATAAATGAAGTAACACAAGACGAAAAGGGAAGAATAGACAAGCTGATATTAGATAATGAGACAATTATAGACTCTGATTTTTATATAGATTGTTCAGGATTTAGACGAATACTAGCTAATAAATTAGGAACAAAGTGGATTTGTTATAAAGAAAATTTACCTGTTGACAGAGCTATACCTTTCTTCTTACAGTACGACGACACTACAAAACCAGATCCTTATACAGAAGCTCAGGCGCTATCAGCTGGCTGGATGTGGCAAGCTTCTATACAAACAAGGAAAGGCTGCGGCTATACATATTGTAGTGATTTTATAAGTGACGACGAAGCGTTAAATGAAATTGAGAAAACTCTTGGTAGAAAAATTGAACCATTAAGAGATCCATTTACTTTTGATACTGGAAGACTAGAAAATACATGGGTTAAGAATTGTTTAACCATTGGGCTTAGTAGTACTTTTGCAGAACCTTTAGAAGCAACTTCAATTCATGGTGCAATTGTACAACTTAAATACTTTGCATTTGAATACTTAAAAGATGATTTAGAAACAACTTTAAATCCTGCATGTATTAAAGCATACAATAAAAGAGTAAACAAAATGTTTGACGATTTTAAAGATTTTCTTGTAGCGCATTATATGGGCGGGCGTACAGATAGTGAATTTTGGAAATACATTACAAGCGGTGCAATTGAAACAGAATTTTCAAAAATGATTCGAGAAATGTGTAAAACTAAAATGCCAACACTTTATGATTTTCCGTCATATCCTGGAGCAGCAGGATGGCAATTGTGGAGCTATATATTAATACAAACTGGTCAACTTTCACCTGAAGTTTGTTCGAAATATCTAAACGATTTTAGTATAAATCAAGCACAGCAAGAACTTAAAGAATTACATGATAGAGTAGAAAGAATATATCGTGCTAATTATAGATTTGATCAGTTTACAGAAACTATTAAACAAGAAAATATATTATGGGAATATACAGGACAACTAGATTAAATATACGATAAATAATAGTATCGAATGGAGAATATAGATGGCATCACCTATTGTTGATCGTATAAGGATAATTCCTAGAGCAAAAGAATTTTTAGATAGAGCTACAGGTTCTAGCGGTGAGGTATTTTTTAGTAAAGAAACAAATACTTTAAGAGTTTATAGTGGCAGAACTATAAACCGAGGCGGATTTGAAGTACTCACTGACGAAGCGTTACCTAGAAATATTGCTGCAAAAGAGATAGCAACTGTAAAGTATAATGTAACTATTACAGGTCCACAAGGTGGTGATTCCGGTAACAAGTATGTGCTAAACGGAGAGTATAAACCAGCAATATCAATGGTAGTAGGTTACACTTATGTTTTTGATCAAACAGATCAAACAAATGTATATTTTCCAAATGCTGAAGGCGGCGCAAATAATCAACACCCGTTAAATTTTAGTTCAGACAACGCCAGTGGTGAACTCGGCGGTGGCACATCGTATTTAGAAAATGTAATATATATTCTAAACGGTGAAGAAGTAACACAAGCAGAATATTGGAGAGATTTTCAAAGATCTAAAACAAGACAAGTACAAATTACAGTAACAACCTCAACTCCTGAAACACTTTATTATTGGTGTCAAAATCATACACTTATGGGAAATACTATAACTGTAAGTATGCCAGGAACAGGCAGCGGTGGCGACGATGATAGCGGCGCAAATATTACAGTTAGTCCGTCTCAACCATCTGAAGCTACAAATGGCACTTTATGGTTTGATAGCGATGACGAATTGTTATATGTTTATGTAGAGTCAAGCGGATCGTTTGTAAGACCAAAGCCAACTGAATTTTTTGATTTAGGAATAACAGACGGTGATACTGGACAATTTTTACAAACCAACGGTAGCGGAGTAGTAACCTTTGTAGATCCTCCTAGCATACAATCCGGGTCAGATTTAATACTCGGAGATCTTATTGCAAATACAATAGAAACAAGCTCATTAAAAAATACAGGAATAGGAAATGCTGAATTAGAAACAGCAGCAAGATTAACAATAAGTACAGGCGACGGTGTATCTATTACAGGCGGCCCTTTAAGATTGCCTAGTTTTAGTGATACAGATAGAGATGGTTTAATTTCAGTAAATGGAGATATGATATATAATACAACTTCTAATAAAATAGAAGCATATCAAAACGGAAGCTGGGTCGAATTAGATACAGGAAGCATAACATGAGCACCGAAAAAGAATATGTAGTAGTTGTAAAAAGAAATAATAATTTAGAAGAATTAGATACAGAATTATCTAGCTCAACCGGAAGCGAATTTATACCTGAAAGATCAGTAGACGTTGTGAATTCTAGACCAGGCTCTAAGAGAATGACTAACTGGCTATTAAGTGACGAAGAAGCCGAAAGATTAAAAAATGATCCAAGAGTAGAAGCAGTGGAAGTACCTATAGATCAACAAGACGGTATAGATAAAATGCTTCATCTTACACAAGGATTTAACTTTGATAAAACTTCAGCAGTAGATAATACAAAAGCAAACTGGGGTCTTAGAAGGTGTATTGATGATACAAATTCGTATTCTGCTGGAACTACTGCACCGGATGGATTTTATCCTTATGGGCTAGACGGAACTGATGTTGATGTAGTAATACAAGATACAGGTACTAGTGCCGATCATCCAGAATGGCAAAACATGCAAGGTGCTAGTAGATTTATAGAAATTGATTGGTATAGCGAAAGTGGATTACCTGGCACAATGCCTGCAGGACATTATATTGATTATCACGGCCATGGAACACATTGCGCAGGAATTACAGCAGGTAAAACATATGGCTGGGCTAAAAATGCAAACATATATGCAGTAAAAGTTTCGGGATTAGAAGGGCCTTCGGATCCAAATGGAGGCATAAGCACAACTGACTGCTTTGATGTGATTCGATTATGGCATTTAGCAAAAACTAACGGACGTCCTACAGTAGTAAATATGAGTTGGGGATACGGTAGAACAATTACTACTACTGACCCGACTGGAGGGACATATCGAGGAACACCATGGTCTTATCTTGGTGAAACACAAAATCAGTTATGGCAAACGTATGGTATAGTTCCTCAACTAACTGGCCCCAGCGGTACAAGTAGAAGAATTCCAGTAAGACTAGCGCAAATTGATGCAGAGGTTGAAGACATGATTGATGCAGGAATACATGTTTGTATTGCATCGGGAAATCAATATTATAAAATAGATG